GATCCAGAAACTCTTGTTGGATTTGATAGTAGGGTTGACGTCGATAAATTACTACATGAAGAAGTTGATTTGTCTAACTTAAAAGATGAGAATCATACCGTTGCCCCAAATGGTGCTGTATATAGACGGGATAAAAGAGGGTTTTTGCCTAACTTAATGGAAAAGATTTACAATGAACGTAAGATTTTCAAAGGTAAAATGCTTGATGCTGAACAACGCAGAGAAGACGGTGACAACAGTAAAGAAACTGTTAATGATATTGCCAAATTTAATAATATCCAAATGGCAAAGAAGATTCAGTTAAACTCTGCTTATGGTGCAATCGGAAATCAGTGGTTTAGATACTACGATTTAAGAAATGCCGAAGCAATTACTACTGGTGGTCAATTAGCAATTAAGTGGATTGAAAAGAAACTAAATGAATTCTTAAATAAAATCTGTAATACTAATAATTATGACTTCGTAGTTGCTATTGATACTGACTCTGTTTATTTACGATTAGGTAAAATTGTTGATGGTGCTTATAAAGGTAAGGAAATTCCAACAAAGGATAAACTTGTAGATTTCCTTGACATGGTTGCTAAAAAGTCTATTGAACCTTTTATTGATAAGTCGTACGAACAACTTGCTGAATATGTAAATGCATATGAACAAAAGATGCAAATGGGTCGTGAAGCAATTTCGGATAGTGGTATATGGACTGCTAAAAAGAGATATGCTTTAAATGTATATGATAATGAGGGTGTTCGATATGCAAAACCTAAAATGAAAGTAATGGGGTTAGAGATTGTTAAATCTTCTACTCCTGCTAATGTAAGGGATAAGTTAAAGGAATCGGTTGGTATTATTCTAAATGGTACTGAGTCTGAATTACAACAGTTAGTATATAAATATAAAGATGAGTTTAAAAGTTTGCCTCCTGAAGATATTTCTTTCCCTCGTGGTATTAATGAATATAAGAAATACTTGACGCAAGAAAAGTCAATTCCTATTCACGTTAAGGGTGCTATGTTATTTAATAGATTACTTAAAAAGCATGGACTTAAAAATATTGAAGCAGTTGATGCGGGAACTAAGATTAAATTTGTTTATTTGAATACACCTAATAAACATCAACAAAACGTTTTATCGTTTGTTTCTGGAATCCCACCAGAGTTTGATATGGATAGTTTAATTGATTATGATACTCAATTTGAAAAGGCGTATATAAAACCACTAGAAGGAATTTTAAATCCTATTGGTTGGGATTGGGAAGAAAAAAGTTCATTAGATTCATTTTTCGGATAAGAGATAATATGGCAAAAATTAACGTAGATACAGTAGCAGAAGAAAGTCAAGGCAAAAACTTTGACGATTTTGTTGGCAACTTCCAAGAAAATATTAAGAACCTAACTGCCCGACAAAAATACGAAGATATTCAAAGTGATAGAGATTACGAACTTGATATTGATGGGTATATTGTTGGTGATTTATGGAACGAAAAGATTGCAGCAGAGGTAATGGACTTGAATGGTTTTCAAGCAACAATCGAACGACTTGAAGCACTGATTGAAGGAAGAGCTTTTTATCAAGGTTCGTCTTTACCTACAAATCACATTGACATTGCAGCAGACCTCCAATATGATGCCAAGGCATTTTTAAAAATGTTCCCCAAGTTTCCCGTTATTTACTTCACACGTTGGGGTAATATGAGAAAACCAAACAATCTACAAGAACTGCGAGACAATCCTGTTCGTCAATAAATACTTTACTTTTGTGCCTTTATAGGGTATAATATAGGTATATTGAATAAAACATTAGGAATTATATTATGAGTGACTTATTAGCACGTCTGAAGAAATCAGGCACAATCAAATCCACGCAACTTTCAAAGTCTGCGTTATTCAACGCAAAAGATGTAATCCCAACTTCAGTGCCTATGATTAATGTTGCACTATCTGGTAGAATGGATGGTGGCATTACTTCTGGTTTAACTGTTCTTGCTGGACCGTCTAAGCATTTCAAAACTGCCTTTGGTCTATTAATGATGAAAGCATACATGGATAAATATCCAGACTCAATCGCATTATTTTATGATTCGGAGTTTGGCACCCCTCAGTCCTATTTTGAGTCCCTTAATATCGATACTGATAGGGTACTACACGTACCAATTAAAAACATCGAGGAACTTAAATTTGACATCGTAAACCAACTTGAGGATATGAACGTTACAGACCACGTCTATATTATGATTGACTCAATTGGTAATCTAGCATCTAAGAAAGAAATGGAGGATGCTAAAGATGGTAGATCTGTTGCTGATATGACTCGTGCTAAACAATTAAAATCGTTATTCAGAATGGTCACTCCATATCTAACATTAAAAGACGTTCCTTTAATAGCAGTAAATCACACATATGAAACTCAAGAAATGTTTAGTAAACAAGTAGTTTCTGGTGGTACTGGTGTTATGTATTCGGCAGATAACGTTTGGATTATTGGACGACGTCAGAATAAGAAAGGCACAGAAATTGAAGGATATGATTTTATTGTCAATGTTGAAAAATCAAGGTTTGTTAAAGAGAAGTCGAAAATACCAATTTCTGTAACTTGGAAAGGTGGTATTAAGAAATGGTCTGGATTACTTGAAATTGCCGTTGAGGGTGGGTTTGTAGTTAAACCATCTAATGGTTGGTATTCTAAAGTTGACCTAGAAACTGGTGAAGTTGAAGATAAAAAATGTCGTGCTTCTGAAACTGAAAAGGCAGAATTTTGGAAAGATATTATTTCATCTAAAAAGTTCCAAGAGTATATTACAAACAAATATGCAATCGGCACTCGTTCTTTGTTATCAGATGAAGATGACTGATTTATTTTACATAAAAACCAAAGACGGCACTGACATTGCTGTTTTTGACTTGGTGATTGACGGAAGAGAAATAACATTTAGTTATAATACTGTAGAAGATAGTATTGAATCTGAACCTTATGAAAATGAAGTTCAGGCAATATTATCTAAACTTATGACAGAACAAATGCAAAATGAAGGGGGATAATACTTGAGTATTGAAAACACGATTCTATCGAATCTAATATATAATGAAGACTATGCAAGAAAGGTAATTGTATTTTTAAAGGGTGAATATTTTCAATCGAATACTGATAAAATTGTATTTGATGAAATTCAGAAGTTCTACGCAAAATATAATAATGTTCCTACAAAAGAAGCATTAGACCTTGCCATCGATGGTAGGGATGATTTAAGTTCTACTGATTATGAAGAATCATCTATGATGGTTCAATCGTTAGTTAAAGAAGATGCTAACAACGAATGGTTGCTTGATGAGACTGAAAAGTTCTGTAAAGATAAAGCAGTTTATAATGCTATCATGGAATCAATTAGTATTATTGATGATGAAGAAAATAAACAAAAGTCTGAGGGTTCAATCCCTGAGTTATTATCTACAGCATTAGCAGTATCTTTTGATACTCATATTGGTCACGACTTCTTAGATAATGCTGAAGAACGTTTTGAGTTTTATCAACGTAAAGAGGAACGTATTCCTTTTGATATTGAATATCTAAATGTTATTACAAAGGGTGGTATTCCTCGTAAGACTTTGAATATCTTAATGGCAGGAACTGGTGTAGGTAAAACAATTGGTATGTGTCATATGGCCGCATCTAATCTAACTATGGGCAAGAACGTTCTATACATTACTATGGAAATGGCAGAGGAACGTATTGCTGAACGTATTGATGCAAATCTAATGGATGTTGAACTTGATAGTTTGAAAGATTTATCATTTGAACGTTATTCTAATAAAATTGCTGCGATTCAATCTAAAACAAAAGGTAAATTGATTGTTAAAGAATATCCTACATCAACTGGTCATGCTGGTCATTTTAGACACCTATTAAAAGAATTAGCACTTAAAAAGAATTTCATGCCTGATATCATTTATATTGATTATTTGAATATTTGTGCTTCTCAAAGGTTAAGTGGTGCCAATAATGTAAACAGTTACACATACGTTAAGGCAATTGCTGAAGAATTACGAGGTCTTGCCGTTGAATACAATGTTCCTATTTGGTCTGCTACTCAGGTTAATAGAACAGGTTTTAGTTCGTCTGATATGGGTCTAGAAGATACTTCTGAGTCGTTTGGTTTACCAGCAACTGCTGACTTATTCCTAGCATTAATTCAGACTGAAGAACTACAAGAATTAAATCAGGTAATGGTAAAACAACTTAAAAACCGTTATGGTGATGAAAATATAAACAAGAGGTTTGTAATCGGTATCAATAAAGCAAAGATGAAATGGTACGATGTAGAACAAGATGCACAAACTAACCTTTTAGGGAGTACGCCAAATGAAGAAACAAAAAATGAGAGTGCTTTTGCGTCGTCCAAAAGTCAAAATCGTAAAAACGCATTCAAGGACTTCAAAGTATAAGGTGATAATATTATAAATATAGTATTAAGAATATACTTGTAATATGATGAAATCATTTAAGACTTACATTGCCGAAGAAAAACTAACACACTTAGAACACGTAGAAGATGCAATATTCGACTTCGGTATAGGTGGTGCCAAGGAGGCATTGCGTATTCTCGATGATGTTGCTCATTCACTTGAAGGACACTCAAAACGTTCTGTAAATATTCAAGCAAAGGTAGATGGTGCTCCCGCAATTATTGCTGGTATCGATCCCGAAAATGGTAAGTTCTTTGTTGGTTCTAAATCAATATTTAACAAAACACCTAAGATAAACTATACCAATGCTGATATTGATAAGAACCATAAAGGTGGTTTAGCAGATAAACTTAAAATAGCACTGAAAGAATTTCCTAAAATGAATTTGAAGGGAGTCTATCAAGGTGATTTTATGTTCACTCCTGAAGATTTAAAAAAGGCAACTATCGATGGTGAGAAATATGTAACGTTCACTCCGAATACCATTACATATGCTGTCCCTTTAGATTCTGCTTTGGCAAAAACTATTCTAAAATCAAAAGCAGGCGTTATCTGGCATACAACCTATACTGGTGATACAATTGCTGATTTATCTGCCCAATTTAATATCAACATTAATTCGTTTAAGAAACAGTCTTCTGTTTGGTTTACTGATACTAACTTTGTTGATGCCTCTGGTTCAGCAACAATGACTAAAAAGGAAATGACTTCAATTAAGAAGTTATTAGCAAGTGCTCATAAAGAACTTGGTTTACTTGATAAAAATTCAATGTCAAAACTATTCGGAAAAACTACTCTTTCTAAACTGGTCAAGGTTTATATTAATGCCCAGATTAGACAAGGACAACGTTTTTCTAATAAGCAAATGGCAGTTGGTTCATTTATTGATTTCGTCTCTACGGATTACAAAAAGAAAATGGACAAATTAAAGTCCCAAAAAGGTAAAGATAAGAAACAAAAAGAATTAGATGTATTTTTAAAAGAACTTCGTTCGGGTAAAATGGCAGGAACATTTGCTCATGCACTAGAATGGCATAACGAGGTTATAGACATTAAAATGATGATTGTTAAGAAATTAGAAACAGTTAATCAGATCCCAGCATTCATTAAAACGTCTATCT